GGAATATGTTACTAGTGGAACTCTTAAAGTTGTTCGTGGATTCCCTAACGATAGAGCGAGTTTACCTTGCTTCGCAATTATGTTAGGTGGCGAACGAGAGCAAGAGAAATCTTTAGGAAGTCTTTTCTCTGGAGAAGATGATGAGGACTATACAACTAGTAGTGTTACCGAACAGGCTATCGTTACTAGGAAAGACAAAAGGCTTGTTATCCAAGTAAAAAATAAACCAATAGAACTTATCAGTTCCATAACTTTGGCTGGTAGTGAAGTCAGCTTTGAGCTAGTAAACGAGAAGCTGGGCTATATCGCTGTCGATGAAGAAGATGGAGTTGAATTTGGTGATACGGTTGAAGTTTCTTATTCTTACCGTGTGGGAGGAGTGGAGAGCTATGGTTCTCTATTTAATACCCAGTATCGAGTAGAGACTTGGACGAATAACGGTGACCTAACGGTTATGTTATACCACCTCCTTAAATGGATTCTTCTTTCTGCTAGAGATTACATGGAGGAGCAAGGACTTGCGTTACAGACACTTGGTGGATTGGACTTCGAGCCAGTACCAGAATACTTTCCAGAGTTAGTGTACAGGAGAGCCTTGACTTTCGAGTGTATTACAGAAAATTCATTTGGTGCGGAGTTCGGATATATCCAAGCCTTAAACGTCAATGGAAAATTAGGAGAGGAGTGAGATAAATGGCAAAGAAGAAAGAGCCTTCAACCTTAATTCATGTTGACGTTTATTTAGCTACTAAGACAGATGTAAGACAAGAAGTAAAAGCTGGTTTCAAAATCTTTATGCGAGGAAGAAGCTACCAATACAGTCTTCTTGACTTTGATAAAGAGCTTGCAAAGTATTTTAAACGAAAAATCTAATGGAGGTGCTTAACCTATGGCAAGAAACATTGGTGTGAATTTCAATGGAAAACGAATTGTAAAACCTGGTGCACACAGCCGTATTGATGCTTCTGGTCTTGGAGCTGTTGGTTCTAATTCCGAGAAGAAAATTGTTTTCTTAGGTTCTTCTCAAGGTGGACAACCTAACGTGTACCAAACTTTTTCTGGCTATTCTAAAGCTAGTGAAGTTCTACGTGGCGGTGACCTATTAGTAGCTGGTGAGTTAGCTTGGTCACCTTCTAACGATGGTCAGGGAGCTGGCGAAATCGGATTTATCCGAGTTGAAGATGCTACCCAAGCTACGCTAGTTAAAACTGGATTAAAGTTAACTTCTAAGCTTTATGGAGCTGAAGCTAACAAAATTCAAGTAAGCATGGAGGATGGAGCTATCGCTGACTCTAAACGATTATCCGTTTACTTCTGGCAAGATAACATTCGTGAAGTCTATGACCAACTTGGGCCAGTTTTCAACCTTAAATACGAGGGTGCTGAGACTACTGCTAAAGCGTCAGTAATTCATGATGCTAACGGCAAAGCTAGCAAGTTAGTTCTTACTGTCGGAGCTACTATTCACGAGCTTACTATTGGTGTGGATGGAGAGTTTAAAGAAGTTAACCGACTTGTTACTGAAATTAACGACCTTCCTGACTTCTCTGCTGGAGTAACTTTAGCTGGTAACAAAAATCTTGCTACTGGAACGCTAGATGCGTTTGCTGACCAAGATATTAAAGCTACTGCTTTCACAGTAACAGCTTTGGCTGGTGACATCGCTTATAAACTAGAACTTTCTCAACTAGTTGACGTAGAGATTACTGGTGTAATCCCAGAGAACTTTGCTGCTGAATACCTAGCTGATGGTACTAACGGTACTACTCCTGCTTCTTGGGCTGACAAGTTAGACCTAGTAATTGGTGAGGGTGCTTATATTATCGTACCGCTTACTAAGGATGAGGCTATTCATGCCGAGGTTGCTCGTTTCGTTGAGAGTCAATCTGGTGCTGAGCAAAACGAAATGCGTGCGTTTTACGGTGGTGGTCTTGGAGAATCGGTTGACTTAACTATTGGACGAGCTGTTACTTTGAATTCGTCACGTGCTACGTTATGTTACCCAGCTATTACTCGTAAGAAAGCTAACGCAGAAGTAGAAACTTTACCTGCATACTTTACAGCTGCTATTGTTGCTGGACGAGTTTCTGGTGTGCCAGTTGGAGAGCCTGTTACTTTCGATTACTTAAACCTAATTGGAGTAGAGAAGATTCTAAGCTCTGACGAAATTAGTAAGCTCCTTGAAGGTGGCGTTACTCCTATCGAGTATGTTCGTTCTCGCAACCGTAAAGGATTCCGTATTGCGCAATGTATTACGACTTACCAAGAAGATAATAACCCAGCTTTCCGTGAGAACTCTGTAAGTGAAATTATGGACTTCTTAAACGTAGAATTGCGTGAACATTTGGAAGCTCGTTTCGTTGGTACTAAAGCTACTGCTATTACTCCTGCGTTAATTAAGAACGAGGTTCAATCGTTCCTTGACCAAAAGGTTCGTGAAGAGTGGTTAGTAGAATACGACCCAGAAAGCGTTATTGTACAAGATGGAGAAGTTATCGAGGTAAGCTACGCAGCTATGCCAGTCTTCAGCGTTAACTATATCTTGATTACTGGTACTATGTACCGTGCTGCGTTAGTGGCTTAATATAAGAGGAGGTGGCTGACTATGCTAAAACTTGACTTACAGTTTTTCGCTACTCAGGAAAAACAAACAGTTCACTCTGGTTCCACGATACTACTTATGATTGGTAATAAGGTAGTTGGACGAGCACAGGGTATTGACGCAAGACGTTCTTTTGGTACTGAACCAGTTCACGAAATTGGTACTATTATGCCTCAAGAGCATATTTATAACCGTTATGAAGGTTCGGTGTCAATCGAGCGATTCTTTGTGAAAAAGGATAACTTAAAACAACTAGGATTTGCGGCATTAGCTGAAGAAGTTCTTAAACTAGATGTTATTGACATTGTTGTGGTTGATAAAGCTTCTAAAGCAGTAATCCGTGCATACCGTGGGTGCTCGATTCAGGACTACTCTGAGAATTTCCGAGCTAACACGATTGCTGGAGAGAACGCTTCATTTGTTTATCTAAAAGCATCAGATACTAGCAACTAATTTATAATGGATAGAAGGCTCAGGT